GCAGATACACCAAAAAACATATTATTTGGTGCCGGAACTATTCACAAGGGATTGAAGTACACTGCAGGTGCGAGCGGTGGAAAGGGTTCTTGGAACTTTAATGAATCAATCGTTGGTGCAACCAATGGCGGTTCAAAACTTGCAATTATTCCTGAATTTTATGATGTGACTGTGGATGGGGCAAATGTCCTTGTTAAGGGTCTTAAAAAGAAGATTGGTGAAACAGCATCAATGGACATCAACCTTGCTGAACTTACAAAGGACATTATCAAGGCAGCCGCAATCGGTGCTGATG